CAGAGAGTAAATGAGTAATGACATAACCAGCCAGACCGCCAATGATGGCGATTGTGGCAAAGTAAAGGGTAAAGAAGTCGCTCTGTGTCATCGCTTAGGAGTCGCGTATCCGAATACGCCCGCTAGGACAGCCCAAAGGATAGAGCGATAGTCAAGTGCAAAGTTAGATGCACCCCACGCTGCTAGGAAAGCACCTGCTGTCAGGATTGCTGGGTTCTTCATGTTCATTATTCTCCGCCTATCATGGGTATATTAAAGAACGAGCCATCGAGATCACCCTTGCTCGTAAAGCTGATATGAAGATGAGACTTGTGGCTATTGCTTCCAGTATATTTTCGCCAAGCCCAGCGCCTCTTGGATGATGCAATTCGTCCATCGAATATAATGTATTTAATTCGTAAATCTCCAGACTTCGCACAGAGTCGAATCTGGTCTGCAAGGTAAGGCATGAGGTCTGGCTTGGAAGCTCCGCTGAGATCGCGGTCAAAGTCACAGGCTCGTACAACATGTTTAGCAGTCGGATCTGGATTATGATCTGACTTAAGATGTGAATGTCTAACATCACCCAAGAACCCATCCGAGCGTCTATCTCGGTCTGGGTAACTATCATCGAGCTGCTCCCTTAGTTGAACACCTGCCTTGCAAAGCCACCATTTCATGCCAGTAGGAGCTTCGCCTCATCAGCAGTAATGCCTAGACGATCTAGCAGCGCAGCCTTAGCCACAGCGTCAGCTTCTGCCTTAGCATCTTCTTCAGCCTTCTTCTCGGCTGCTAGTTCTGCCTGATAGGTAAGTTCTGCAACCTCGGCATCGGTCAATTCGATAATTGACTCCACGCCTGTCTCGCAGTTGATTTCGATGCGGGTAGGGTTATTAGGCATTTTTTACTCCATATAGATAGGCGGTTGAGTGCTGTAGAATTGTTTGAGAAGCTATAAAAATCTTAATGCTGTTAATCGCGGCAGTACCGCTCCAAAGCCCAGCCTGAAATGTTGCGTAGGCTTCTGTGCCATTATTTTCGCCAACGCAGTCCACGCTAATAGATTTTTGAGTAGAACCTGCATAATTTGGAATATAGAAATCCGCGTTGCAAAAGGTGTTTGCTGTTGAGTTATTTCCAACCATATCCCAAGAGGCAAGAGAAGTCTGTCCGCTGTTGCCAGCACTAGCCGCAGCCGAGCCACTTCCGTTTAACCTTCTCATTGAATAATTGCTGCCTGTATCGCCGTTGAATTGAATTGACCCTAAGCCAAAGATTCCAGCATAGTTTGACCGACCTGAAAATCTTAAGCAAAGGTCTGTGTAAGTGCTAGGGATTGAGCTGAAAGTAATATCAGAAGCGCCGCCCGACCCGACTGTCGAAGAAGCGATTAACTCAAATGTGTTTGGCATTATGCGCTCGCAATTCCGTATAGGGTAAAGGTTGAGCCTGTCTGAAATTGACCAGCAGCAGAGGTTAAAGTTAGAGAAGTAACTGCGGCTGTGTTACGCCACAGCAAGACTACGGTCATTGTTCCCAGAACGCTAGACGATGCTCTAGACAATACAGTCTTGTATGTAGTTGAATTAGAATAATTGTTAATTTGCAGAATGGTTGTAGATTGTTCAGTTCCTACATAGTTAATCAAACCTTCTGATGTGTTGCTGGCTCTTGCCGATGAAGCGCTTGAACCATCACCATAAAGGTAAGTCCAAGAATAGTTGCTTCCTGTGTCGCCGTTTAGTCGAACTGTGCAGTTACGAGTTGAGTTTAGTGTTCCTGAATTCACCACAACAAGGTCTGTGTAAGTGCTAGGGATTGAAGAGAACGTATAAGTAGAAGCCGCACTACCTAGAGTAGTAGTCGCAATCGGCGTGTAAGTAGAACCTGCGGGCATTTATCTATCCTTTGATTCCGTAAAGGGCGAATGATGAGTATTGGACAAAGCCACTAGCGTTTAAGGGCAAGATGGAAAGCGAAGTAATTGCAGACGTGTTGTACCACGCTCCTGAATCAAATCCGATTACTCCGTCTGAGTTGGTTTCATACCCAACTAATGCGCGTAAAGTCTTATTTTTGTTAGTGTTTGCATAATCGAGAACCTGCACCACAGCAGCGCCAAAGACGTTAGCGGCATCATTGACAGCAGAAACTCTGTTAAGTGTTATAGAAGTTTCGTTTGCAGCGCCCGTAGAGGACGCGGCACTTCCGTTTCCTTCAAGCCTATGTCCAGAGTAGGCAGCACTTGAGACTGAATTGAAGCGCACATAAACGGCATCTCCCGCATTTACTCGGCTAGTTCTCATAATAGCCCTGACTTCAAGATGCTTGAAGGTACTAGGGATGGAAGTAAAGTCAATTGAACTAGAGCCACCTGATCCGACTGTTACTGTGGCAATAGACTCATAGGAGTTGGTCTCGGCTGGCGTACCGACTCCATGAATCGCAGCTATTTGATTAAGCAATTGCGCCTACCACATACCAAGTGTCGGTCGCTGTCTTGATGCAGACGGCAGACTTGTACTGTGCAAGAGTTGGGCTGGCTGCTACCGCGCCACCTGATAGGACTGTGGTGGTCGCTGGGGTAACTGCGCTGATCGTGCAAGTACCTGCGCCGATGTTAAGGACTGTAATTGCTGTGCCTACTGGGAAGGCTACGGACGCATTGGTTGGGAGCTTGAAGGCGATGGCTGTTGCCTTGTTCATCACTTCGAGGACTTGGTACTGATCCGCAGAAACGGCTGTGTAGTCCGCTGTGTTGGCTGTGCCGACTGTAAAGGTTGGAAGGCTGTTATAGGTAGCCGCTGTTAATACGTCTCCTGTTGTGACTGGAAAGGTTGCCATGTTGCTCCTAATAACTCAATGTAGATGTGCCGATTATACCGTATGTACTGCTTCCAATAATGAAACCATCCACTATTGGCTCAAGCGTGGTGATTGTTACCTGCATTTTATTAGCTGTTATATCCCAAGCGAAGCCCTGCGCCTGTAATGTTTTGTTAATGGTAGAGCCTGATTCTGTGACGTTTGTGATGTCTAGGTTGTCAAAGTAGTCAAGCCCAATAAGGGTATCCGTTGGTACTGCTGGGTCTAGCAAGTCCACCAGCATCTCGTCAATACGAATCGTAGTCTCCTTGCGGGTATTGACATAGTTCTGGGCTGCGCCTAATACCTGCGCATCTGTCTCGGCAATAAGGTTCTCTTGGTTCAAGCCATGTGGGAAATACTTGTCAATTGAGGTCTGGCTAAACACGTTCTGGACTGTGCCGCCTGTGCGAGTAAATCGGACATCGTTGATAATGAGCTTGTCATCAAAGGCATACTTGACGTTTCTATATGGGATTCCCGTGGTCTGGTTAAAGGCTATAGCAGTATCGCCAAGGCTTGATGTGACCTCGCTGCGAGACTTATATACGGCAGTTCCATCAGGGCTCATGTAGAACGCTCCGAGCCCTTCCGAGAACTCTGCGTTCTTAATCGCATCGAGGGTGGTGCGTACTGTGCCTGTGTCTGCAATACACGTTGCATCTCCTGTGGCAATAGATCGCATGGAGTCAGGGAACTGCACATCATCAAGAATCTTGCCTATGCGTGTGCCCGTTGTCTGCCCTGCCGCTGTGTCGGCTACTGTCGCGATATTAGACATTTGCAAGAGACGGAAGCCATCTGTACACAGAATGTCCACATAGGCTGTCTCCTGCCCTACAGGAAAGGTATAGCGGTAATCATTTACATACCCGCTGAACAAAAAGTGGTCTGCTGTAGCTGTGGTGGCAGAGATGCGCACCTTGCGTAGAGGTGAGAGGAATCCGAAATAAGGGCTACTTGCGTTCTGTGGGTTAAAATTACCCTGTGGGTCTAGCACTCGCACAATGGCTGTGCCAGCATCGTAGGTATCTTTCAAGATATTGCGTCCACGCCTGATTGAGATGCTGTACACGTCAGGAGTTAAATCAACTGTAGGAATGATTACGTCAGATGAGCCGAATGAATTAACACCGATGACCCCGTTATCTGGTGAGCCAATGACGAAGCCAGTACCAAAGGTAGCACCAGAGCTAAAGTCAAAGGTGACTGCTATCTGTGCAGGTAATGTCATCCCGCAAAGCCACCAGTTCTGCGGTTGATATAGGCAGAGTCTCCAGTAGAAAGTGATTGGTTCTGTAGGTTCTTTGCAATGGCGTTGGTAAGGTCTCCATCGCCTGTGACCTTTAACTCGACTACTACGTTATTAGCATTAGGGTTGTAATTAAGACCTGTGCGTGTGTTGTAGGTAATCATGTTGTCAGATGGGAAGGTTGGCACGTTTGTAGGTGGTGGCGTTGGCACAGAAGTGTTGCCCTGTGGTGAAGTTGGAACTGGCGCGCTGGTCATAATGGCGGCAGCCTTGCCAGCAAGATAGGAAAGATAAGCATCAAGATACTCGAATGGGTTACGGGCGTTAGGTAGGGCAGATAAGAACTTGGCTAGGTTGCCAGAAGCATCTTGAGCCATAAGAATCTGATTGGTTAGATCGCGGGCAACCTTTTCGTTGCCGCTAAGAATTGCCAGTTGAGCCTGTACGCGCAGCTCTTCTTCCTTGGATAATCTGCCCTTAAGAGCTGCGACCAATTGAATCTGCTCTAGGTCAAAGACTGTGGCAGACTTCTTAAGGCTGTTCTGCTTCTTCTGCTCGGCTGTAAGAGCCTTCGTAGATGCAACCTGCTTTTTCGTGAGGGCTGCAACTTCCTTGGCTCGCTTAGCGGCTGCTGCCTCTGCATCGCGCTGTTGGCGAGTTCTAACTGCTGTACCTGCTGGAGAAGCAGAACGACCAGATGAAACTGTTGGAGTGCGGTCAAGGGCTCTGGCAAGTAAACCTTCGCTGCCTGTAAGTCCACCAAAGGAAGTAAGGAAGTCAAGACCTTTGTAGAGCAGACGTAAGCCATTGACGGCTTGTGCTGTAGCCATTGTGATAGCGTTGATGCCCTTGGCGATATTGTCAATAGTCTTGGCTGCATCGCTAGCTTGTGAGCCACCACCAAGGACTGCGAAGGCATTAACCAAGCCCTCGCCAATTGACTCCTTTGCTCGCTCTGATGAGACACGCAGAGTATCCAACTTGAATGATGTAGTGGTCAAATAGTCCTGCGCTGCGCCAGCAGACTTTGCCAGCATGATGCCTAGAATCTCGTTGAAGCTCTTGGTCTGTAGTTCTGCGCGGGTAAGTCCTGTGTTGTACTTGATGAGCCCGCGAGTAATTCCCACATAGCCTTTGCCAAGGTCTGTGGTGACTGTGGCTAAGTCCACGCCTGATGCGCGACTTATCTGAATGGCATTGTTAAGAAGCTCTTGAGACTTGGTAAGTGATCCAGTTATGTTGAGCAAAGATTGAAACGATGGACGAAGAATGTCATCCGATATTGCCGCGCTTTGCTCAAGGCTAGAGATAAAGTCTGCAACCTGCACCTT